ATCATCGATCTCAGCCTCAACGCTATCCATGTCAGAGTAGTCTTCTGTATCTTCATTGATTGGCGTTATCTCAATAAAGCCACCATCTGTCTCTTCAAAATCATTATTACCTATTAAATCCTCTACTAATTCTAACTCGGTATCTCCACCAATATTAAGACTGACCCACTGCTCGACAGTCGTTATGCTGTTTGCAATAACTTGTGCAATGACATTATAAATCACATTGATACTAACATCATCAAATACTGGGCCTATACTAAGGTTGATATCTCGGCCACCAATTTCCACGATAAGTGATGTCAGGCTACCACCAAAATTAAACTCCCCAGAGTATGACGCATATCCTGTATCTACGCCTGCCGCAGATAAAACATCCGTACCTGCAAACTTAACTGAAGATCCGTCCTTGCCTGTGATATGTAAATATATGCTGTCAGCCGCATCCTGCTTATCTACCTTAATAGTGTACGTTGTCTTACCACCGTTACTAACATTTAAGTCTGATATATCTATTGTTTGTATAAACGTAGTACCCATACCGCTGACACCCATCGTGGAGGTGTTATTACCAGAGCCTGTTATCTGAGCGCATTTGTCTGCACCGAGTTGCCCACAAGTAGAACCTGTTGACATCGAAGCAGGGCCTTGTCCTCCCCAATCACTGTCCATATCTCCTTCTTTAGTAGAAGTTACAAATCCATTATCACCATCAAGAATATCTCCTGAGTCAGTATTTACAACAGTGTCCACCGTTGTTTCTGTGTTCGTTGTTGTTATCGTTGTAATTCCATCGCCCTCAGAATAACTCTCTTCGGTTACTGTCTCGGTAATGGTATAAGATATGTCTGGAGTACATAGGCCGACTACATCTGTGGCACAGTTTATATCTGCTTTAGAGGATGAGCAGTATAGTAACAATGCTAAGAAGCAAGCCACCCTTCTTACTGGTTGATGTCTCATCCTTGGTTACTTTCTTTTCTTTTAACTTTTTCTTTTTAATTTTTGCATCTGCTTTTTTCTTTTCGGCCTTTACTACATTGGCTGTTTCAATCATTTTCCGAAAGTGGCTACCTTCGGGAATCATGGTTGGGTTCTTTGTCCACATGACTTTAGCCTCTTCGCCAATCAAGCCCTGATCTAACAGAGAACCAAATGGACAGGTCGTTCCTGCCCTCCACATAGCGTCAAATACACGGCCAGATGGATCACCACATAGCACAGAAACTGATGCCACGCGCAAACCGCTTTGCCCTAGAACCCTAGCTAATTTAATGCGCTCACAATTCAAATCAATTATAGCCTTACCTCTAGCAATGCCGAGGATCTGAGATTGTATTGCTATGGAGTTAGCCGTACCGCAAGAATCATTCTGGTTGATGTTTATTCCTGGCGCACTTGCCGTTCCCACAGACTTATCTATAACAGTCGAGGAAACCGTGTTACTATCTGCGGCTTGTGTTATAGCCGCAAAAAACAAATAACCAACCATAATAAAGGCTATAAGAAAGCATATTAAAACAGTTTTTTTCTTAACTCTCATCTACCGCCCCCCATGAACAAATGTTATTCAAAGAAAGAACTTTGCAACTTATTGTACTACAACTAGACATCATTACTAATAACAAAAAAAACACAACTAAAATAGGAAGTGTTTTCCAGTAAATTCTGTTTCTAGGCATAACGAAATTTACTTCTCGTCTTTCATTATCATTCCAAGAACGCCGCAGCCAAGGCCCACGAATATAAGTTCTCCAGCAAAAAGCACGCCGCACCCAATTAGAATGATTCCAGCAGCACCCCAGGTGGATGGCTCTTTTAAACGATTTTTTATATATTCCATAGTATTATCCTTTCTAGTAACCTTTTTTCTTTCCGCCCTTTTTCTTTCCACCTTTTTTCATAATTCTTTCCTTTGTTAAAATTTCATTAAATTTAAAATTTCTAACAACCCAAATTGGCTTGCAATAATTACTGCTACTCCGCCCACTGCAAACCATTTTATCTGTTGTAAAGTTGCATGTATAGAATTTAAACTATTAATAGCTGTTTGAATTGATTCGTCGTGCTTACTTAACGTAATTTCAATTTGTTCTATTCTAGCTTTGCTCATAATTAAGCCATAGCCGAAGGACGCATACGGATACTAGATGATCCAATACGTGCTCTTTGATCCATAATTTTCATTTCTTCAACTCCTTTAGAATATAGAGATTGCCATGTACCAATTCTGGTATCTTCATTTAAATATGGAGCTGCTTGTAATAGAGAGCCATACAAATATAAATCAGGTGCATCTGTTAAAAGCCAGTTTGATGCGTTAGTTGCGGATAATTCTGGTATTTTACCATAATATGTAAGCTCAGTTGTGTAAGTACTATCCGGGCTGGGTATTAACTCTACGCTTTCTCCAATAGTAGAAAAATAAATTGGTTTACCAGCAGAAGAAAAACGACTTACAGCGTCACTAGCCTGGTTGGGCGTTAAGAACTCCAAAACAACAATTGGAGATGTGCTCAACTGAAATCTAATAGTTTCCTGCCAATCAGACGGAAAAGTTGTGTAAGCTGTTGTAAGACTTGCATCAGATCGCTTAACCATTCGGTGGTCGCGAATTTGTCGGTTCATTTGAGCCTCGGCAAGTGCAATAAAATCTGGAATAACTGCTGTTAAATCATCTCTAAGAAGCCAATCAGCAATTGAAGCTTTTAATTCTGTATACGTTGTTAAACTCACAATCGTCCACTCCTAGTTCTAAAAACTCTGTTGTTACTATCGTTCATCCATTTCTTTAAAGCTACCGGATCGTCAGCAATGCCTTTTCTCTTTAGATCATAGTATACTGAAAGCGGAATGGAAGCAACTTTTGAAAGTTCACCAAATTTACCGGGGCGTTCATTGTAATTTCTTTTGTTATATTCAACCACACTAGATACGTCTTGCGTGGTTTCAACCACAAACTCTCCATTAGATTTTACGTGCCAATATTTTTTAATTCCAGTTAAAGGGTCACTATCAAAAAGTCTTTTTTGCATCTTTTTCTCCTCGTAAAATTAAGGGCGACATATGCCGCCCTTAAAAATATTATTTAAGCTGTTGTACAATCAGCAACCAAACCGTGAGCCGCTTCAGTATTTACAATCAAGCCGCCCTCCCAGATTACCATTCGTTTTTCAGCATCGCCTGTTTTAGCAAGAACTTTTTGCTCGATAGGACGCAAGTTCGCAACTGAAACATACTCAGGATCAATTAGCCAAGTATCTCTAGCTCTTTGGAACCTGTTTGGAACTACGTTTAAAGTTCCAAAATCTGACATATAGACATCTGCTGTACCGATAATAGTAGTCGGCGAATCAGAAGGAGCCATATACCTTTGAGCTGCAATACCAGCAAAGCCAGAAACTGTGCCTTTATTAAAAGCTCCAACCATAAGCATAGATGGTTTTCCGCCATTAGCGTAAGCGGATTGCATAACAGCTTTCACCATTGGCTCAGTCATAGCTCTCTGAGTACCGTCAGTTCTAGCTGCCGTTCCGTTTGCTCCGACTGGATTTGCTCCATTTACTCCACCGCCTGTTGATAAAGAAACATTCGCAGCAACCCAGGCACCTAGACCAGCAGTTTGCCGTGGTGTGTTTGGTGCTCCACCAATAGCAGCAGCGTTGTTAAGAAGCAAAACCGATTCTATGTCTCTTTTTAATTCACGTCCACGGTGTGCAAGTTGATAACTTAGCTCATTCGCCCGGCCCGCCTTGTCTTGGAACTCTAAGTTGTCAGCCACGATGACTGTACGTCTAAGAATCTGCGAGTAATTTCCAATACGAGTTGTGGCTGGAGTAGCGTCAAAAGTCGTTACGTCATCGCCGTCAATTCTCGCTGTGGTTACTACTGCACCAAGTGCATCAGTTTGCCAATCGAAACGTGTATTTGATACCTTTGTGCTGCCAATATTTGACATAAATGGGGTATCCTCTGGAGAAATCATAGCAATAGTATTCGCTAGACTCTCCCTAATTCCAGCCGCGTTAAACGACGTGAATGTATTTGCAATTATAGCCATTTTTTATTCCTTTATAATTTTAAGTTTTTAATCATTTCAGCCGCGTCTGAAACACGACCGCTTTGCTGTAAACGCTGTTGCGCTCGTTTTAACTCAGTTTTAGGAATAGGCTGACTACCGCGAGATCCAGAACGTAAAGTTTTTACTTTTTGTTTCTTAGGCGTAGCTTTTGCCTCAGAAACTTTGTTAGCCCCTTGGTCGTATAACATGGCTTTTCTAGCCAACTTAACGAGTGAGGCATCTTGTAAGCTATTTATAGCAGATTCATCAAAACCTTCATTTAATAAAAAACTACGGAGTTCTGTTGACTCTTTTTGAGCTACAGTTGAATCACGCCATTGCGGAATTAGGTCGGGTAGTAACTCGCGCTGCCTATCTAAATATTGTGAATTTAAATATTCTACACGCTGAGACTCCAACTTTGCGACTCTTTCGTTTTCTTGTTTAATAGATTCCAATTGTTCTGCTTTTAGCTGTTTTTCTTTACGATAATTAGTTTCTGCTATTCTCGCTGATTTAGGGTCCATATTAAATAGAGTATCCCAATCTGGTTCTGGCTGTTCCTGTTTCAATTGTTCGGCCAAGACCGGTAACATTTGAAGATACTGAGCACGTTCCTCTGAAACCTTCTGGTATTCAGCGTCAAGAGATCTTTTCCTGTCAGCTAAAGCAGTGGTTTTTCGAGTATAATCCGAAGTTCGCAAATAACCTTTCCTCAATTCTTCAACCGTTTTCTCTTCCCCGTTTACCTCTAATTGCACTTGCAATAGTTTCTCCAGGTCATAAGAAGTGTCTTCTGAATCGTCTTCTTGGTCATCTTCTTCTTCAGATTCGGCTTCAAGTGTTTCTGAAACATCTTCTTCAGTCTCACTTTCCGCCATTTCGACTCCGTCTTGATCTTCTAAGACTTCATCTGGCGCATCAATTTGTTCAGCAGTATCCTCATCGGGTGCTATAAGTGAATTGATTGCTTGCGTAGCTTCTGCCATACCAATCCGCGTCGGGGTGTTGACTTCTGACATTGACTTCTTCTCCTATAATTTATTTAGTAAGTGGTTTACTAAGTGTTGCGTTGTCGATCCATGCGCGAAGTTTCTGTTTTACCATCTGTGTTCCGCGCATTTTCATAAAAATAGCCTCACGGCCACCTATATCTCCATCACTAGAAGAATTAAACATCTCCCAGTAGTCACCTTCAATCTCGCCTAAAAACCGCTGAAAATCAACATCGTCAAGCAATCTTTTAGCAAAATGACCGTCATCCACGATTTGCTGTGTAGTTTTAGTCATCAATAGCACCTTTTATTACTTCCGCTTGAGACTTTAAAACTTCTCGATCAATCGCCAAGTCACCCTTTATCTTCTCAACGTTAATTTGCGTGCCGTATTTAGCTTTTAATTCTTCAGTCTTCATTAGAATATCAGCCTCCAACTCGTCACGCTTTCTATCGTCTTCCATTACCATTTTTTCGCGTTGCAATTCTAGGTCAGCCATTTTCTTTTGAATATCAGCCTCAATGTCTTTAATCTGAACCTGTACAAGCATTTCATTAATATCCGGCTTTTCTTCTTCCTGTTGTGGCTGGAATTGCTGCGGATCGTTCCAGAATTGAGATGTATCCTTAAATCCAGATAGCTCTGTCATAGCTTTTAAAGTGTTTGACAGTTTATTAACATCAGTCAAAGGATTCTGAGCACCCATAGTTTGCATTGCCTCTTTCTGCATTTCACCAATCTGGCGTAACATCATCATACGCTCAGTATCTGTACCTCGACCCAGAGCTACGTTAACAGATACATCCATATTCGCATCCCAAACCCTGGGATCAATCGGCACAAACTCATTTCTAAGTTTAATCATTCGCTCCTGATCTTGGTGCGTCGTTATAAGATGTAATATTAATTTATATAAATCCTTCATACCAGTCTCAGCAAAAATACGCGCTATTAACTCAATGTGCTGCTGTGCAGCCGATACAGTAGCATTAACAGCGGAAGCTGTAGACGATTGCAAAGCGTCGGCATCTAAACCAGCCGCAGCTCTCGATATTCCAGTGCGAGATTGCTTAACGTCATCCATATAATTTAGCACTGGGAAAGCTTGCTGGCCAACAAATGGCATCGCTAAAGGTGTAACTTGCCCGGCAGCTCTCTGCCTAATAATTGCACCCATTTCAGTATTCATTACGTCTTCAATATTCGCCATTCCCTCAACAACAGCCATTC